TTGGAATCCAAACTCGATTCCGTAATTTTCAAAAGTGTAGCTTATGTTATTTATGCTCATTTTTTTCCCCTTAAAAAAATTGTTATTCCCCTGCGGGTTAAAATTAATCCCGCATATCCCAGATTACCAGCTCGGTCGCTAAAAATTGCGGTGGTTGCCCAACGGCGGCGCGGTTCTCGTTGCGAAACACGCCGACCAAAAACAGTCCGCAAAGCTGCATGGCGGCGGCGGGGTGAACTACAATCACCCCTTCAAACACACCCGCTTCATCGACAAACGAGGTGGTTACTGTAAAAGCATCGGCATCGCCAATGCTGGTTAAAGCTATTCCCATGCTGGCTGCAAGGGAGTGTTGTTCAGCCGTCGGCTCATGACGGCTGATAAAGGCAAAATTTTGCATGTTTATTCCTGAATTTAGTTGTTAAAACGCACCTGCTCTCCCATTGGGCTCGTTCGTGCGCCGCACCGGATGGCGCTAGGCTGTTATCTATCGGTCGCCTAACCTTGTGTGATGCATTAACCTATCGCCGTCACCCGGCGCTCTTGCTCAAAGAAATATCATAGACCCTACAGGATTTCACCGTAAGCTGGATTCCGCTATGCCGGAAAAGTTTTTTTAAAGCTGATTACCTTTAAACAGCTTAACTAAATCATAGTCAGCATCCCCCAAGAATTTTTAGAGGTAACCTCATTTTAGCTGCAAGCCGTGCAGCGCGGGCTTTACCGCGATCGGAAGCGGATTTTTTAACTACCACCGCGCAATAGAGCGGTGCGTTAAAAGCAGCCTCCCCCTGATAGCTCACGCGCTTTTTAGCGTGAGCCGACAGAAACTTGTCCATGTTTCTGAACTCCCCGCCCGCAGTGTGGTTGCGGGTTGCGCGGATTTGGCCGGTCGGCTCATGTACGACTGTATAAGCGTCGTACAACCAGCCCCGGGCAAAAGTTGCTTCAGGATGGGCTATTTCTAGCCCAATTTTTGCATGTTGTATCAGCGATTTTCCCCGATACAACGGTTCAGCAGCGACTTGGCGGTCGGTCTGGGATTGCTCCCATGTCGCACTGTCATCTAATGATGAGGCGCGTCCGAATGCGCCAAGCCAGCGGACAAATTTCATAACACCCTCCTTTTGGGCGGTACAGGCCAATCCCGTTCCATTGGGGTCTATTATACGCACTCTGTTCATGATGTCAACAGTTTAATTAAAATAATTTTTGCTTTTCCTGTGATTTTGAAAAAAAATCCCATGCAATCAATAGTTACCGCCCCATCACAATTGCTGATATAATCCAGCAATCCATAAAAATTGTCGGGAGACATCGAAAATGGCTAGAAAATCAGTCGATTGGGATGCAATAGAACCGATCTATCGTGCTGGAATCCGGACGCTGAGGGATATTGCTAGCGAGTACGGCATAACCGAAGGAGCTATCCGAAAACGAGCGGCAACATTTGATTGGTCAAGGGATTTGTCCGCTCAGATAAAATTGAAGGCTGAGGATTTAGTACGCAAAAGCGAAGTACGCAGCGAAGTACGCAAAACCGATGCGTACCGCCTCACTGAACGCGACATCATCAATGCAAACGCTGAGAATCAAGCGGCGGTTTTGCTGACTGAACGAGCCGACATCAAACGGCTTAGCGGCATATCCGATGCGTTAGAAACCGATCTGGAAAATTACAGTGAAGAGCTGGAAAAAAAAGCGAACATACTGAAAAAGCTGGTTGAAACAAGAAAAACAATCATCGAACTACGCCGCCGGAATTACAATATCACTGACAACAGCAATGGCGATGCGCCAACACCGCTGCCCATCATGGATGACAAGACTCTGGCGGCAAAACTAAGCGGACTATTCGCATTGGCGCAGGCTCGCAATGACGGTTGATGAGATAGAGGCACTCATAAAACGCATGACGCCTGAGCAGCGTGAAGATGCTGTTCGGCTAGTGCATAGCGCGGGGATTTGGACACCGCTGCCGGGCCCGCAAACGATGGCGTACATATCCGATGCCGATATTGTTGGATACGGGGGTTCAGCAGGTGGCGGTAAAAGTTTTTTAGCTATCGGCAAAGCACTCACTCAGCATCAAAAGTCCATCATCTTCCGCCGCGAAGGAACGCAACTCACTGGAATCATTGACGATATGATCAAGGTTGTTGGTCATCGTGTTGGTTTTAATAGCATCGACAAAATCTGGCGAAACCCGGTTGTTGGAAAACAGGTTGAGTTCGGCAGTTTTCCGAATTTAGGCGACGAAACGCGATATCAAGGCCGCCCGCACGATCTGATAGTATTTGACGAAGCAGCCAACATGCGGGAGTCTCAAGTCAGGTTTTTGATGGGATGGCTTCGCACAACTTTAATTGGGCAGAAATGCCAAGCTTTGATGACGTTCAATCCCCCGACCGATGAGGATGGGCGGTGGATTATCAGCTTCTTTGCACCGTGGTTGGATAGGACGGCGTTCCCCGCGCCTGCATTAGCGGGTGAGTTACGGTATGCTGCATCTATCCCTGCTGAAAACGGCACATCAAAAGATTTGTGGGTAGATGGGCCAGAGCCGTTCGTGCTTCATGATGGCGAGCCGTTGTATGATTTTGACACCCGGCAATACAGGGCGCAGGACATCATCACCCCCATGAGCCGCACCTTCATTCCGTCGAGCGTGTCCGACAATCCATTTCTTGTCGGTACGGGCTATATCGCACAGCTACAAGCACTGCCCGAGCCGCTACGCTCGCAGATGCTGCACGGTGATTTCATGGCGGGTGTCACTGACGACCCATGGCAAGTGATACCGACTGACTGGGTTGATCGTGCAATGGACAGATGGGCGGACAGATACCCAAAAGGCGATATGGACAGCCTTGGCTGTGACGTGGCGAGAGGCGGCAAAGACGAAACGGTTATAGCCCGTAGGCATGGCATGTGGTTCGACAAGCCGCTTGTCTATGCAGGGCAGCAGACACCGGACGGGCCAGCCGTGGCGGGTTTGTGCATATCAGCGTTACGCGATCAAGCCCCGATCCATATTGATGTCATAGGCGTAGGCTCATCCCCGTATGATTTTTTAGTTCAGGCGCAGCAGCAGGTTTTGGGCGTTAATGTATCGGAAAAATCAGTGCAAACGGACAGATCAGGACGGCTGAAATTCTTTAATGTACGCACAGAGCTATGGTGGATGATGCGCGAGGCATTAGACCCGGCATACGACAACGGCATCTGTCTGCCTCCGAACAAGCGACTGAAAGCGGATTTGTGTACACCGCGATGGGCAATGAAGGATAGCGGCACTATTCAGGTCGAAAGCAGGGAAGCGATAGTAAAGCGGCTGGGGCGTTCGCCGGACTATGCGAGCGCGTATGTCCTCGCTCTCATCGACACGCCAAAGGTTCTTAGCCAAAAGATTATAGCGTTTTACAACCGCAAAACGAGCTGGCGGTAGCATAATTAAAAGCTAATTACGCCACTAGATTTAAAAAATATTGTCGGGAGACAACGGTGATAGATATACAGACACACAGCACACAGCGCATAAGCGATGGTGACGAAGATGATACGGTTACAGCTAAGACCGACACAGCCGAAGCACTGACGGTTGACAAGCTGGAAACGTGGCTGAACGAGATACGCAACCAGCCGCACTGGCGGCCCACCGCCGACATGGAGTGCGAATACTACGACGGAAACCAACTAGCACCGGATGTTATTGAGGAGCTAGAGAGCCGAGGGCAAGCCCCTATCATCGACAATCTTATAATGCCCACCATCAATGCGATTTTGGGGATGCAGGCCAAAAGCCGGATAGACACCAAAGTTGTCGCTGAAACTGGCGAGACAAACACCGATGTTGCGGATGCGTTGTCAGTGATGATGAAACACTATGGAACGGAATCACGGTCGGACAGGGCAAAGTCTGACGTGTACGCAGAGGGAATCAAGGCTGGTGTGAGTTGGTTTGAGGTGAGTCGCAACAGCAATCCATTTGAATGCCCCATCCGATACGATCACGTTCACCGTCGAGAGATTTATTGGGATTGGCGCAGCAGGAAACAGGATTTATCCGATGCGCGTTATCTGATAAGAAGGAAATGGATGGATAAGGATGTTCTATTGGCGGTGATGCCAGATCAAAAGCCCTTCATTGACTTCGCATTGGGCGGCATCCAACCTTGGGATATGGCAAGCCAACAGCAACAGGTGCGGATGGGGCGTGGTCATGAATACGATTTTGGCGCAGGGTTTGGTGTCAGTATTGAGCAGTATGAATGGATGAACGTCGAGCGGCAACGGCTTGTTGTCTATGAGGTTTGGTATCGTGTCATTGTCAACGGTATGGTTGCAAAAATGCCCAACGGAAAAATCGTTGAGATTGATGAAGATGACCCGCTCCAACAGATGGCATTGCAGACAGGCGCGATAAACCCACGCCCCGCCACGTTTGACAAAATACGCTGTGCAATTTATTTAGGGCCCAAGCTGATAGGCGATTACCCGTCACCGTACAAGCACCGCCATTTTCCGTATGTGCCGTTTTTTTGTTTTCGAGAAGACAATACGGGCATCCCCTATGGTCTGATACGCCCGATGATTAGCCCGCAAGACGAGATCAATGCGCGTAAATCAAAAATGTATTGGCTATTGTCAGCTAAGCGCGTCACCGCAACAGACGGGGCGGTTGCCGATCATGCCGTGGCGGCGCGTGAGATAGCGAGGCCTGATGCGTATGTGATTGTAAGCAACAAGCCCAATGAGCGGTTTGAAGTCCAAGAAAATGGGCCGATGGCGCAGCAGCAGTTTCAAGTCATGCAAGAGGCTAAAGAGTCAATCCAAGCCAACGTGGGTGTACACAATGCGACACTAGGCAGGGATTCCGGCGCGACAAGCGGACTGGCAATCAACTCGCTGGTTGAGCAGGACAGCATCACGCTCGCCGAGGCAAATGACAATTTCAACATGGCATGTCGTCATGCTGATGAGCTGATGTTGTCAAACATCATCGTTGAGTTGAGTGACAAACCTAACCATCCAGTGACAGTCGAAGACCCGGCAAGCGGCGGCGATAAAGTCGTTATGCTTAACCAGCTTCAGGTTGACCCGCAAACCGGACAGCCAACCATCATTAATGACATAACCAACATTAACGCCAAGGTGGTGCTGAGTGACACACCAAGCACACCCACATTCAGAAACCAGCAGTTAAGCCAAATGTCTGAGGTGATGAAAGCATTGCCGCCGAATGTGCAGGCGATGTTGTTGCCCATGTACCTGCTCGCAACCGATTTGCCGCAGCGGCAGCAAATGGCGGATGTTATCCGCAAAGGTCTGGGATTGAGCGACGACAACGGTCAAGACCCGCAAGTGCAGCAGCTACAACAGCAGTTGCAACAGGCTATGGATAAAATTCAGGAGCTGCAACAAAAACTGCTCGCAAAATTCCCGCCTGAAATTATTGCGGCGCAGGTTGCCAAAATGCTGGCTGAAGCGGACAACATCAAGGCCGGAACGGTGGAAACCAATGTCAAGGCATTGTACGAGGCGATGCAGTCGGCTGAAGCGGTGGCGGTCAATCCGGCTATCGTGCCGATTGCTGATAGCCTAGCCAAGTCAGCGGGTTTTGTAGATTCAACGGGCGGCGACATGGGGCAAGAGGTGGGCAACGGGCAAATGCCTCAAGGTGTCCAGCCTAACCCGACATTACCACCGTCACCGCAAATGCCGAGCGGTGGACAGCCACCGGCAATGCCAGACGGGCAACAATTACAGTCACCGGCGCAAGGCGTGGCGGGTGGCATTGAGCAGCAGGGCAACCAAGTGGGGCAATGATGGAAAGCGAGTGCAAGATAGATTTTGACGTAAACACAACGATCAATGGCGATGACATTGAAAGCCAGATTGATTTGATTATGGAAAACGCGATTGTGCAAACTATGCATGAGGTAGTGAGAATGCGGGACAAACAGGTGCGTGATGCGCTGCTGAAAATGGGATGGACACCGCCAACAAAGATAA